TGAATGCAGGTGCAGGGGAGACAAACAATGTGGCGGTAAATCAGAACTATCAGACTACGAATAGCTTTCAGGTTCGTATGTATGGTAATTCTATTTATGGAATAGTATTTGCTTACACACTAACAGCGGAGATATAGGCTATGTATAAATTAACAGATAATACTAGCATCATCCGCCTGTCTGACGGTGCAAGCATCCCTAATGATCCAGCCAACAGCGATTACGCTGAGTATCTTGAATGGGTCGAAGACGGTAACACACCAGAAGCTGCCGACGTTCCACCAGACCCTACATACAAAGAACTCCGAGCCGCTGAGTACAACCTCAAGTCAACGGGCGAGCAGTTCGGAATGCAGTATGATGACGCCAAGAATAGTACGACGACGTGGGTAGATTGGCAGACTGAAATTAAAAATAGAATCCCGGAGTAATTTGAGATGCCTATTACCGCTAAGGATGTGTCTGCGCGCATAGATACGCACGAGGCGGTCTGTGCGGAGCGATGGAAAGAGACCATCGAGCGCATTAAGCGGCTGGAGATGATTCTTATTGGTGCTTGTGGCGCGGCACTTATTCTTATGGCGGGCCTTCTCTGGAAGATTTAGCCCATGGTCGAACTCTTCAATGCTGCGTGGCCGGTGCTACTCGCGATAGTTGGCCTAATCATCGTGCTGGCTAAGATGCATGGCGATATAGAAGTGCTGAAAGATAAGATTCGGACTCTGTTTGACTTAATTAATAATGGTAGGAAATGACACAGAAGAAACTACAGCCGGATAGCAAATACCAAGCCCTCGACTTAGACGGCGATGGGACTGTGTCTGACGCGGAACTAGCTGTAGTAGAGGCGTTGGAGACTGCTGAGAAGATGGATGCGCAGCGTCGGATGGCTTGGTCTGCCCTAGCTATCATGGCTTTGATGACCGGGCTTTTATTCTTTGTCGTGAGTGAGAGTAGGTTAAAAAGTATCAGTGATTTACTGGGGTTGGCGTACATCGCCTTTTCAGGGGTGACGTGCGCTTACATGGGAATGTCGGCTTACATGAGCCGCAAATAGAGGAATTATCATGATTGTATTAGATTGGATTGTTGGAAGATTTACAGAAGCGTCGAGCTATGCCGCCATAGGAGCGGCGGGCGTCGGCGTTGGTGTCCTGACCGGGCTTGAGGTCGTCACGATTGTTGGTGTGGCCGTAGCCGTCCTGGGTCTAGTTCTAAGGGAAAAAGAACTAATCCTGTGATCCGGTTATACGTCCTAATCGTCGTAGTCGGCCTTGTAGGCGGTGCCGTCGCCGGAGGGTACTATTACTATACCGACAGCCAGGCACGCATCCAGGCGCTAATCGAGAACACTGCGAAGCTACAGATGGCGAAACAGGTCCAGGACGACACGATCAGCGCATTAGTCGCGGACCAAAAGAAGTTCGCCAAACTGAATTCGGACCTGCGCGGGCGGCTGGACAAGGCGAACGATTATAAAGACGTGCTGATTGGTAAGCTGCGTAAGCACAACTTATCTAACCTGAGCCTGAGAAAGCCACTTTTGGTGGAAAAGAGGATTAATGCTGGAACGGCAAAGCTATTCCGGTCTCTGGAAATTCTTTCTGGTGCTGCCCCTGCTGTTAAGTAGCGGTTGCAGTAGCTTCAAGGATATCCTTCCGGTCGAGATTAAGACGGTTGAGATCGAGCGGAACATCCCGATCCAGAACCGTCCCCGGCCATTGTCTCTAAACGACATTCATTTCTATGTAGTGACCGAAGATACCTACGCGGCGTTTAAACAACGCTTCGAGAAACAGAATGGCGTTCTGGTATTTTACACGTTAAGCGTAAGGGACTACGAAACGCTGGCCCTAAATATGTCCGAAATAAGGCGCTTTCTGGACCAGCAGAAACAAATAATAGTCTACTATGAGGATGCAGTAGCACCAACAGGGAGAGTCGAATGATAGAACAATTGAGAAAAGAATTAGAAATAGACGAAGGGTGCGTCAAAAAGATTTATCTGGACCATCTTGGCTATAAATCTTGTGCGATTGGACATCTCGTAAAAGAAGGCGAACCGGAGTGGCGTTTAAACGTAGGCGACCCCATCAGCGATGAACGCATTGCAGAGTTATTTGACGCCGATATTGGGTGGACCATGACTGACTGCAAACAGGTTTTTCCAGAGTTCAATATCTTACCACGAGAAGTAAAGCTCGTAATAAGCAACATGATGTTCAACATGGGGTTGACCAGGTTCTCTGGTTTCAAGCATTTCATCGCTGCCGTCCACAACAGAGCCTGGGAAAGAGCGGCTGCTGAAATGGCAGACTCACGCTGGAATGAACAAGTCCCAGCGCGAAGCAACCGTCTTATAAAACGAATGGAAGCAGTCGAATAGCTACATCACGCTTGTCATGTGACTGCCCCATCCCACTAATGGTCGGGGGTATATCCGACCTTTGCCCTCGACCTTAAATTTGTCGCCTTCCAGGCGTTGCCGGTAGCACGTCTTATAATGCTCCTTGCAGTATACGCTTGTACTGGCCCCAGGCGTCGTCTTCTCTCCGCATGAGGTAAACGGATAGTCACCCATAGGGAACTGGCACCCTGCTGCTTTTGATGTGGGTGCCAATTCCACAAGTACCAAGTCTGGTTTCTTAACCTTATGTTTGGCTAGACCGATTCTATTCGCTCTCCCAATCACTGCCCCCCTGGATCTCCCTATTTCAGCAGCAATATGACGGGCGGATATGCCCGTACCCCATAACTTTTTGAGCGTCCGCGTCTCTTCTTCATTCCATTCCATTAACTTATTCTCCCTCGCCTAGCCGCTAGGCGGATTTGTCTCAATTTATCTGGGGTCCGGCGAACTTTTGCTTTGTGCAATTGTTGCCGAATCGAGTTTGGTGTTCGGCCAAATCGTTTGACCAAGCTGTCCATGTGCTCCCCCGCACGCCAAGCATTGAACAGACGTTGCAGGTCAGGGCCGGTCCAGACCTTGGGAACCGCTTTCTTTGCCTTGTCGTCGTCTTCCAAGGCCTTCCTGGCAACGTCGGCGTACCATGCACTACCTTCCGACATATCAGCCACGTCTACGATGTCCTGCAACGACTGGCGTAAATCACTTAGCCTGTCACTCATTTCTTCAACAGCCACTTGTATTTAATGGCTGTTTCTCCGCACCCGCTGCATGTCATTTCCTTCCATGCGAAGTTGTAAACATGTTCCGTGCGGTAGCACGTACCACAATAAACGTCTTTCCCGAATCGGCCTGGGTGGGTGTACTTTTTGACCGGCCTGAGCGGCACATCCTCAAGCCAATATTGTGGTTCCGGTTCGGGGGTTGGGTCTAAAAACCAGTCTCTTAAAAACTTAAACATCTTTAAAATCCTCCGCCTCTATTTGAGTTTGAATTTGCTCTTCGATCAGACGGTCTTCTTCAAAATATTCGGCCAGATCAGCTTTCATATCAGCTTTACGTTCCGCCGCTTCACGCTCTTTGTCTTCCTTGTCGGATTCTTCAAACATCATTTTTTTAAATGCACTCATTTTATTTATCCTATCCAAATGTTATGAACACGGTTGCCATCATTAACATAAAGACAAACCAACCGATAAATTCCAAAATCATTTTGAAGCGTTCAGAATGTGAACCTTGAGCAAGTTGCTCTTGGTCTGTTCGCTCAGGCGAGGCTTGTCTGCCTCGACCTGGGATTCCGTAATTTCGGGCCATGTTGGAGTCTCCTTTTTTAGAAATAATTTAAACCGCTCGATCATGCTACCAATTCCTTTCTCTGATTCTCCAGGTACAGATCGATGCTGCAATCTAAATCTGCGCCAAGGCTAGACTGCGTGGTGCCATCTTCTTGTAGTTCGATTATAGCGTGTGGCGTGTAGCCGTAGGCGATTATGTCGCCAATCGCTTCATCCCAAGACGCGAAGGTTTTTTGGGCTGCTATTACTGCGCCCTTTTTGTAAAACAAGATTGTGTAAACCATTAGAATCTCCCTTTCATTTTATTTACTCATACAGCTTACATTTATTGTTGACATAATGTCAAATTGAAATATTATCCGCTTATGAAAAATCTAAACAAATCAAATATCGAGTTGGCGGCACACGAGTTAAACGCTGGCTCATATCGGATATATAAGTGGCGTCATCGTCAATCGGTCCCTGCCAAGTGGCGTATCTTAATTTCAGAACATCTAGATATAACGCCAGCAGATGTTACCGCGGCATATGAAACAGAAAATGGGACTGACTAACATGCGCAAGCCAAGCGATATCTTCGACAAGTGCGACTCCATACTAAGCCAGCGTGGCGAGCAATATGGCGACCATCGCGTCCTGGGCAACATCATGGCGCAGATGATGGGCGCTCAAGTCAAAGCCGACATGAGTTGTGCCGACGCCATGATGGTCATGGCGCAGTTAAAGATGGCGAGATTGGCAATGGGCGAAAACAAGTCTGAAGATTCCTACATCGACGCCATTAACTATCTGGCCCTCGCATGGGCTTCAGAGGATTGCTCATGAACATAATCGGAATTGATCCTGGTCTGTCCGGTGCGGTTGCTCGCATCAAGACCAACAGCGTCTATGTCAGCGACATGCCTGTTTACGTTGATGGTAAACAAAAACACGTTGACGCCGCCACGCTCTCACAGATCATTGAAAGCGAAGGGTTGCCGGATGTGGCGATTTTGGAACGTGTTCATTCGATGCCACGTCAAGGTGTGGCGACCACGTTTTCCTTTGGTCGCGCTGTAGGCGTTGCCATGGGAGTCCTTGGCGCTCGAAGAATACCTATGGTGCAGGTGACGCCTTCGCAGTGGAAGAAACATTTCGGCCTGTCGTCTGATAAAGAACAGGCCCGCGGCCTTGCCATACAACGCTTCCCTTTGATTGCTGAGTGTCTTAATCGAAAGAAAGACGCCGATAGAGCGGAAGCACTATTAATTGCACAGTGGTATTTGGAGACACGATGATGGATC